AAGCTTTGGAGAGTAAATGAGCCAATAGTATCCGTTGTAGTAGTTACATGTTTAAAACGAAATCCTGAATATAAGTTGTTTCTAAACTCTTGAACTAATTGTGAAGGAACGCCAATTATAGGAATAAAACTATTTGTTAATTGAAATGTAGAAGTTTGTTGATCATAGTTAAATTGTTGATTAGCTCCTAAAACCCTTAATCCTGGGTTAATACCGGCTACTGTGATAGTACTTTTTGACATTTTTTACCTTCATTCAAATATTATTTCTACTTCATCATGTAATAAATCCCATACCCATTTAGCATTTACTGCATCATAATCTGCTTCTGGTGATGGGGCTAGATTTTCTATTCGCGCATTATTTATACTTAAATTAGCATTTATATACAAAGTTGGAAGACCAGTATTACCAGCTGCTCCCGGCGGTCCAGCTAATCCTTTTTGTCCATTTCTTCCACTTGGTCCGCCAGTTACAAAAAATATTGGTGTTATAGTTGTATTAAATATTGGGTTTAATGAAAGAGTATTTTCTACCTCAACTTTAATTAAAGAAGCTAGTTTTGCCTCTACTGGTCTATTCTCATTATTTCCTATCCATGCATTTCCAAACCCTAAATTAGGTAGATTATTAATTTTAATAGTGGGCGATGGAGTTGCTTGATTTAATGAATTACCTATCCATATATTATTAAAAGGAAGAGAAGGAAAAAATTGACCTAATGGCATTTCAACTGGTCGGTTATTGATATCTCCTACCCAAAAGTAATTATAAGTAAGATTGGGTAAAGTTCCTATTGGAATATAATTTGAAGGAATAGCTATTCCTCTTGCATCTCCTACTAAAACCTTATCAAAATCACATAATATTCTACCCGTTACTGGCGAGATGAAATTATATAAAACTTCATATGCCATTAACTACCCCAATTAAAATTATTTAGTTTCGCCATTAATTGTGGATACGGCAATACTTGTGGACTATTAGGGTCAGTATAAGAACTTGGCAATCTAGGATTTAGCACCGCTTTTGGATCGTTTGTTGCCATTGGTGGTCTTAATTGCTCATTCGGTATATCTTCAAATGGTTTACCTACTAATAAACCCGTCCAAACTTTATTATTTCCCCGCCATTCCATTTGTTTAACTAAGTCTTTATGATTAAAGACAAAGCCACTTATATCGCATACTCCTAGGGCAGATGGATTTTTAGGATCTATAGTTGCATATTTTCCTGACCATCTTTTTACAAATGACATAATACTTCCTCTTAACTTTCAAGATAAGAACTAGTATCAGCCATAATATTCAGTGGGGTAGTTTCTGAATCTTCAGTAGATGCTATATTAAACGATAAATCAGCCTCTATTTTTAACATCTGAGCTTTATCAGGACTGAATTTTATAGCTAATTCCCATGCTAATCTCCAAATTAATGCTGGATAAAAACGTGATGGAATTTGCAAAGTGTTGGTATATAATGCTCCCGCATCCTGAATCATTTTTTTATAAGAATATAACAAACAGTTATAGTCACTCGTAGGGATGGGCCAAAGCTTTAATACTGGTAGAATTTGACGATCTACATAAAAAACGCTAGGGCGAGATGCTAAATATTTATTAGGATAAGAGTAATAATCATCACGACTTATGTTTGTAATTGATAAGTCAAACAGATTATTATTGAAATAAATTTCTTGAATATTAAGGGTTGCGCCACCTCTTTCTCTTATTCTATAAGCTCTTTTATTGACTGAAGTTGGTACATCAACCCATACATTAACGCCAGCTGTATAAGTTTGTTTTGGAATATCAAATAAGGTTACCCAAGTGACATTATCTGTAGATGTTTCTACAGAAATTGTATATTCCCGGTCTATTTCTGAGGTAATCCCAATAAAATTAATTTGTTGAGTTATACCCACTCCATAATCATAAGAAATAAAACCATCAGCTGTGTTTTGCGTACATGCAGTATCAGGATTCCCATCAAATGCATTAGCTGCAATTCCTCCATTAGAGCTAAATGGAGTTCCACCTGTGTTTTGACGTGTAGAAGTTCTAAGGACTGCTTGTATAATGTTACTTACGCTTACATCTAAATTATATTGACCTGTTAATGGCTTTAATGGTAAATACGCTTGTTCTAAAGTCCATAAATTAACTGATTTACTCATCCACTCAAGTAGTATCAAATCAATACTTCTTTTTGCTGAGTCAAGTTTTACGGGTTCTACAAATTCGCCAGAGATACCTATTTTTTCAAAGGCTTCTCTTATAATAAGTTCAATCTGTATTGATTGAAAATTAAATGTACCAGATGTTGGAAGCATAAAACCCTCTCTTTAACGGTGAAAATGTTTAAGAGTCTCTGCTAAATTAGCTCTTTTTCTTAAAATAGGGTTTTTAGAATGTTCAGCTTTTTCTAATTTTCTCTCAGGAATCTTTTTGCCTTCAGGGACTCCTAAAGCTCTATGTAATGCTCCTTTATTATTAGGATTAACAGCTTTCTGTATCCATTTTTCAGGGGCTGCTTTTCGCATCATTTCTTTGGCTGCTCTGCTACGTGTCATATAATTCTCTTAATTTAAGTTTGTATAAAATTTAATTGAATGCTATTTGCAGCTGTGAGGTTTGTACCATTTATTTTTAATAACCATGATTTGCATAAAGTAGTATTAGCAGCTGGTAATACGTACTGATCATGAGTTCCATTATCAATTCGGAATACATTGTAGTTATTAGCAATAATATCTAAAAATGTATGACCATTATTAGTTATGTCACTATAAACTTGATACAAAGTAGTCGGAATAGTAGCGGCAGTTAATCTAGCTGTGCTTATAGAATAATTAATTACATCACGTTCTGGATTAATTTCTATCAAATTTATAAATCCAAAATATCCTGAACCTATTCTAACATTAGTTGCTGGAGCGCTAGTTGTAATTGCTGTTACAGTATCAAAACAATTTGTTGTGCTAACGGTTGCATTAGCTGCTGGTCCTACAACTGTTTCATTTATAAAAAGACCATTTTGATATCCTTCTACAAAAAAAGAAACAGCCGTTAAATCATCCGTGGATGTAATATTAACTGATCTAGAATAGCCATTATTTATAAAAGAAACTGCTGAACCGATTGTATTCGCTAAATTTCCATTTAAAGAAAGTTTATTATTAATAGAATCCTGTAATTGACAGATGTCTGTTATATTACTAGCTGGAAAAATATAAGTTAAAGATCTAGACATTCATTTACTCCTGTAAAAATCTGAAATCAAATTTAGTAGTATCAGTTGAGCTATTAACCTTCAGTAGTAGAAAGTTAGTAATAGCTGTCGAAGAATATATTGAGGATACAGTTTTGTTTTCTACGCCCAGAATAGCAAATAATGTTTGTTCGCTAAATGGTATAAAATTGGTATTTATGGAATCCAATGTCTGAAACATTGTATAATCAACTGTGCTATTTTTTAATAGTACAGAAAAAGAGTAATTAATAGCTGTTGTATTAGGATTAACAACTATAAGAGGTAAATAACCGCCATGACCAGTTCCAACTGACACACCCGGCGCACTTACTGGTGAACTTGATGTTACTTTGGTTATAATATCAAAATATTTCGTTCCATAAACGGTATTATTATTTGGTCCAGATAATGTTTCTGTAACGTAGGCATTATTCTGTAATCCTTCAACAACAAAATTAATACCACTAAAATTGCCAGTAGACGTAATAGAAACAGATCTTATCATATCATTGGCTATAAATGATATCTGATCAGATGGACTACTTCCTTGTAAGGTGCCGTTTAATAACAAAGTAGTTGAGGCTGTTTGTGTTGCACATACAGCTGCTTTATCAACAATAGACCAAGATAATTCTAAATAAATTGACATTAATTACTTTGCCTTTTAAAGTTTTAATATCGATATCATAGATACTTCATGTATTAAATCCTTTCCCAGAATTGCCTCTATGATATCGATATATTTAATTATACTCCTGGTGAACCAAATAGTGCACGAGGGTTAGAGATGCCGAAACTATATCTTTCCGTAGCCTTTCCCATTATATTTGATGTACTAAAGTCAATATATGTATCAATATCAACAGGCATTCTTTGATAGTGCTTTAAGCCATTTTCTGCATCAGTAATAATAAACCATGCAGTAGGGGATGTTAGATATTGGTTAACCTTATAGCCTTCTGGTATATAATCATTATGATATAAAGCATTAATATCGTTGTTAGCTGTATCGACTCTAAATGCAGAATTTAGCAATCGTGAAGCGGCGAATTGTAATTCTCTAGGAATTATTAGTTTCCTAGGCATTACTTGCGCCGGAATACCGGACTGCATTGGGAATTTTTGAATTTGTATAATAGCAGCTTCCAGAGCCGCCTCACTAAAATCAACAGTTGCAGATCCCGCTAATGTATTTGAGTAAACTCCATTATCAATTGGATGAGTAGCAGAACAAGCTGATTGACCATCACCTATAGTATAAGCTGGGTTAAATGCATTATTTAATACATTTGCTCCTAATTGGTTCTTAGTTGTTCTTAAAGAATTTCTAAGAGATTCAGCTTGCATTGGGAATTGTGATTGATACAAATTATCTTGTATCGCCTCCTCAGTAATCGAGAACGAAATACCAATTTTTCTATGTATATAATTTGTTATAATTCTTTGCCCCATAGAATCGACAGGAGTTGCTGCACCTTCGGCAACGATATCAGCAGCACCAAGGTATTTCATTTCTACCTCGATTTCCTGAGCTTTATCTGATGGCATTGTTTTAAATATTTCGGTCCATTGTTCAGGGTAAGTATCATAATTACCAAAAACGGCTTTTAGACCAGGGCGCAATAACTGCGCAATTTGAGCTCTATTAATCATTTGTTATTCCTTTTCTTTCTATTATTAAGCCGGTGTAATCCCTAAATTACCAACACGTGAAATGTGGTTATTTATGGTTACAAGAACGTTTAAAAATGGATTTACAGTGGTGCCATCAGCAGCAAAAATTTGATTTTTAGGATTAGGAGAAAATCCAATTACTTTTAAAGGCAAAGTTGCAGCGACACGGTTAGTTGCAGTTGTACCAACAAGGTTTAAATAAACGGCTGACTGACCGGTTATAGTACTTCCACTTGTTGGATTAAGAATATTAGCGCCGCCGCCTCCAAGACCAAATGCATAGTTCTGTGTAAAATATGCTAATGTTGCAGGAGCTGGAGCGACGTGAGAAAACCTTGCATCATTTAAAATATTAGTCGCTGTCGAAACTTGAATTTCAAAAACAACATCTGGATCATCGCAGATAAAAGCTTTAATTTTGCTACCAGGAACAACCTGTGTAGATGCAGGCCAATAAGATGATCTGACTAAGACGCCAGTACCTGTAATATTAGACAAATACTCACATCCCATAAATGCTCCTAATACAGGAGTTATCTCATTTGCTACAGTTGCATTATCAAAAGGATATCTTGCGATAGTAGGACCGTCTACTAGTGAAGTAGCGGCTACTGGATTGTAAATCACTGGATCACCAGTAAAAATGCTGGTTGCATAGGTAGCTATACCATCAGCTGGCGCCCAAATATAATATTCATTAGTTTTTTCAGTCCAAGCTCCGCCACTAATAGAAGAGAATGGTCTGATCCCAAACGGGGCATTTACTCCGTAAGCCATAAAACCTCTTATGTTTTTATTAATTTATTTA